CACGGTGGCGACGGACGCGAGCGGCAACGGGCGGCACGGGACCTACCCGTCGACGACGCTGCCCGCGCGCCAGCAGGGCTCGACGCTGATCCCGAACTACGGCCCGGGGTTCGTCGGCAACCTGCAGCTGGTGGCCAACACGGCGAACAACTACGTCACCATCCCCACCGCCGCCTGGATGGACACCACGGACTGGACCGCGCTGATCTGTGTGTCGGTCACCTCGGGCACCGACAACACCAACGGTGACGGGCTGATCAACCGCTACGGCGCAGGCGCGTTCCACTGGACGATCAACAAGTCGCTGAACATCAGCGGCCTCTCCAGGTGGGAGATCTCGGCCAGGAACCACCTGGCCACCACATTCACCTGCACATCCCCGACCGGCCTTGCCATCCCGACCAACGCCCACATGGTCCTCGGCCGCTGGAACTCCACGACGCACAAGCTCGAGCTGTTCGACCAGACCGGGCTGCTGGCCTCGACCACCACCACTGGCACGGCAGAGACCGGTGCCAGGGCGCTCGAGGTGGGGCGCTACTCGAGTGCCGCGACCACGACGCCGGGCGGGTACTTCAGCACCGCTGCCTTTTGGGGCCGGGCGCTGACCGACGCAGAGGTCGCGGAGATCGTCAAGCGGTACGCGACGCCCAGCGACATGGTCCCTGTCTTCGAGCACGCCACCCACAACCCGATGAAGATCAGCTCGGGAGGTGTCTGGATCCCCGTCAACGCCTACCTCTGATGTAGTCACCCTGCGACGTGTAGTCACCCTGCGACGTGTAGTCACCCTGTAGTCACCCAGGGGGGTGACTACACGTTTCCGCAGGTCAGAGGCCCTTTTCTGGCAATGTAGTCACCCTAAACCCCTAAAAGTTTCCACAATTTCTCAGGAGTTTGGGCCAAGGGGGTGACTACATGACTACATGGCCTCTGACCTGGGCAAACACGTAGTCACCCCCAGGGTGACTACAACACGCCCAGGCCGGTGGCAGGCGTCTTGCGTGACATCTGCGGCCGATGCTCTACTGTTCTCGTTGAAGCGCAGATCCTCTACCCAGCAGACCTAAGGACCTTCATGAGCCAGCAGGACAAGGGCCGCTACTACCGGGCGCTGAAGACGGCGGGTGTCCCCTTCAGCAAGCACTACCGCGAGTACACCCTCGACGAGCTGACCGCGGCGTACGCGCAGCTGGAGGCTGCCGGCCAGGCACCGCCCCTCGATCCGCCGCAGCCTCAGGGGGGCGGACCTGCACCGACGGTCGACCCTGAGGCTGCGGCCTTCTTCGGCTTCAACGCTCCCGCGCCTGTCGCGCCAGTGGCAGCGAAGAACCCGAACGAGATGGCCGGCGCCAGGCTCAACACCAAGGACGAGCTCGAGCCCATCCGCACCGACCCGGAGACCGGCAACATCTGGTTCCAGGAGGAGGTGCTGAAGCCCGCCTTCCCGAAGCCCCGCGGTCGCCGCGTCCTGCGTTACAAGGAGACCGGTGTCCGGGAGGAGACGGTCGGTAACGGCAAGTACACCGAGACCTTCGAGGTCGCCGGTGACGAGATCGCCCGCGAGGCGGAGGTGAAGATCACCCTCCCCAGCTACCAGGTCGGGATCTACCTCCGGCCCCAGTTCCCCTTCAAGATCGTCTGCTACAACGGCAACGAGGGCTTCGACCTGTTCGAGGTGCAGAAGTTCTTCGGCGGCGCTGAGCTGGTGCCCGAGGAGGTCAAGCGGAAGTACGTGGAGAACGTGCTCTGCTACGACATCCGCACTGTGGTGCGGGCGATCGAGACCGAGTACCGCGCCGGCGTCCTGGCTGGCAAGATCTCGTGAGCGAGGACAGCAGGCTCATCAAGATCGGCCACGCCTCGCTCGAGGTGTTCGACACCCTCGACCAGGCCACGACCGACATGGAGAAGCTGGCCGACCTGGGCTGCCACATGCTGGCCGGCACCGAGTCCGGCGACGTGGCCCGCAAGGTCCGCCTCGCCGAGGTCCTGCGCGACGAGGGCTACCGTGTGTTCTTCCCGGCGCAGACCGACGGCTGGATCGCGGTCAAGCGGAACATGGTCCACCTCGACTGGGATCCGAAGTACACACCGATCATCCCGAGCTCGGGTGCGATCAACGACCCTCACCCGCACGACGAGCGCGGCGTGGTCCAGGTGTCCTGGCGTCACGACACTCTCGGGCGGATCACCTTCCTCACCAGCCACTACCTCACGCTCGGGCGCTTCCCTGACCAGGCGCGACGGGACGACCCGCGGTGCCACGTCGACCACGTCATGTGGAACAAGCGGCTGGCGAACCAGCTGTCGCAGGCGGCCATCCGCGGCTCCGGCCGGGACGACGCCCGAGGCATCTCGTTCGTCACCGCGGACACGAACCTCGACGACTCGATCACCGACCCGTTCTTCGGCAAGCCGCTCACCACTTGCTGGGACGAGCTGCAGAAGTGGCCCGACACCGGCCACGGCCCCATCGACGTGATCGCCAGCGTCGACAACGACGGCCGGGTCAAGTGCCAGTCGGCCAAGGCGGTCACCGACCGCGACATCCACCTCGCCACCGACCACTACCCGATCGTGGCCCAGTACCGCATCAAGAAGATCCCTACCCGAAAGGCAGCCCGATGAGCGACCGCAACTTCCGAGACGCCAAGACCGGCGAGTGGGTGACCGAGGAGTACGCCGCGGCCAACCCCGACACCACGGTCTCGGAGGAGATCGAGGAGCCCTCGTACCCGCCGCTCTCCGCGGTCAACGACGGGTACGGCGACGACGTCCCGATCGAGTTCAGCGAGTCCGACCTCGCCGACCTCAAGGAGCTGGGCGTCACGGGCGGTGACGCACCCACCTTCCACACGATCCTCGAGGTGTGGCGCGAGGTGCTGGCGCCGGCGTACGACCAGCTGTCCGTCAAGGTCACCCCGCAGTGGGCGTCCAAGATGGTGCAGTCCTACCCCGAGCTGAAGTTCGCCGACTGCACCGCCCTGCAGGAGAGCTACTTCGGGAAGCTCATCGACCTGCTCGACATCATCAAGGCGGAGATCGCCACCGACGACGAGTGCCTCACGTACTCCACCCCCGAGGAGGACGTCGAGAACAACTCGGGCCACTACCTCGAAGTGCTGACCCAGTGGCAGCTCACCTTCCTGGGCTGGGAGCTGGCCTGGTCCTGCGAGGACGAGGACGCCGCGGTCGAGCTGGCCGCGATCAGCGAGACGCACAAGGCGATCTTCGGGGACCTGGGCATGACCCAGTTCCTCGACAACATCAAGTTCGAGTTCACCGACGCGGACTCGGCCGCGCTCGCGGAGAAGCTCCAGGCCCTCCGCAACGGGGAGGTCGAGGGTGAGTGACCAGGCGCCCGAGGCCATCGAGCTTCCTCGTTCGGACGACGCTGCGTTTGCGTCTCTCATGGATGTCCTGGCGCCAGAGGACAGCGGAGACGAAGCGGGAGCGGCAGATCAGGCGGGCGCGCCGGAGGTACCAGCTGGCGGTGGAGCTGACAGCGGAGCAGCTACTCCGGCTGACAGCCCTGCAGGGACCGGTGAAGCCGGAGCACCCGGAGCCGGAGTACCTGGTGACGCCGCAGGTGAACGACCTGCCGAGGGTGGAGCTGATCAGGGGGCTACCGGAGGAACCGTCCCAGGAGGAGACGGAACCGCAGGAGCCTCCGGAGCAGGAGATCGCCCGGCGACTTGGACTGCCTCTGCTGCCGAGTACGCCCCCAAGCTCGCCGAGCTGAGCACGTCACTCGAGCAACGTACCGAGCAGGCGTACCAGTCCGCTGCCCTCGAAGAGGTGAGGGAGGAGCACAAGCAGTACTTCGACGCGCTCGAGCAGCCGGCACGCCTGCTGGTCGGGAAGCAGGTGCCGCGCATCGACGGCGAGGACGGGACCGAGACGCTCCGCGACACCGCCGACGTGAAGGACTGGCAGGAGGCGGTCAAGTCCCTGCTGGTGCAGGAGGTACGGGACAGGGCGAGCCGAGCCCTGGAGGGACAGTCCGAGTTCCTCCAGACCCTGCACGCCTCCATCGACCTGTTCAAGAACAACAGCGACCTGATCCCCAACACCAAGGACTTCGACGTCGCGCTGGCCAACCGGTTCGCCACGATGGCCAAGCCCTACGAGCTGCGCGTGGAGGGCAAGCTCCAGGGCTACTCCATCCCGGTGCAGCCGATCATCGACTCGCTCCGCCAGCAGATCGTGGCGGAGAGGGCGGCGGGCGCCCAAGCTCCCGCTGCTGCAGCCGGGGGGAAGCCCAACTCCCCCGCTGGGTCAGCCCCGGCTGCAGGCCAGCAGGCGGACCCGCCGCAGGCAGGCATCCAGTCGAAGGCCGGAGCGGGGGCGGACGCGGCGGAGGACTTCTCCACCCTGTTCGGCACCATCGGCCTTCCGAACCTGAGGATCTGACATGAAGCAGATGATCGAGCGGCAGTGGAAGGCCATCGTCGGGGCGGCCGTGGCCGGCGTCGGCGTGGCTGTGGCTGCCGCAGCGTCCGAGGGCATCAGCCAGACGGAGGCGCTGGGCATCGCGCTCGCTGCCCTGGTCGGCTACCAGGGTGTCTACTGGACGAAGAACAAGGACGAGGCGTGAGCATCGCTGACCCGCTCGAGAAGATCCCGTTCAGGGGCTGGCCGCGTGTCGATCGGAAGACCGCGGCCGCTCTGACGGTGGCCGAGAAGCGGCTCGGCTACCAGATGGACATCGTGCAGGGGCCGTACAACAGCAGCGTCGGGCCGTCCGCCGGCACGCACGCTGGTGGTGGGGTCGTCGACCTCAGCCCGTACGACTGGGCCCGCAAGGAGCGGGTGCTGCGCGAGGTCGGGTTCGACGCCTGGTACCGCCGCGCGGTCCCCGGGCTGTGGCCTGCCCACGTCCACGCCGTACTCCACGGGCACCAGGACCTGTCGCCCTCGGCACAGGACCAGACCGAGAAGTACGACAGGGGTGAGGACGGCCTGGCCAACCCGCCCACGCCCGACCCCAACCCGTACCGGCCGGAGCGGGCTGACTTCTCCTACGCCGCGTACCTGCGCGATGGCAGGCTCGAGGACAAGATCGAGGGCATCGAGGCGAAACGCCGCAAGCTCCTCGACAAGATCTCGGCGAAGCGGGCGAAGCGCGAGAGACTGAGGCTGCGCGCCAAGGCGGCGCGTGACGAGATCACCTACGGCTGAGGAGCCAAGATGTCCGAGCGCAACGACGCGATGAACGAGCAGTACAAGCAGCAGATCGAGGCCCGGGAGGGCGTGACTCGGCTGGAGCCCTCGGGCGACGCCGACCACGACCGCCTCAACTCCGAGATGTTCGGCCTCCCCGTGGAGGACGAGGGCTCGGAGAAGAAGCCTGCCAAGAAGGCTGCCGCCAAGAAGACCGCCAAGAAGGGATAGCTCGATGGACGAAGAGCCGATGCTCCGCTGGTTCGACTACAAGCACCTGCCGGACGACCTGCAGGTGGTATCTCGGTCGTTCACGCACCTCGCCGAGCAGATCGTCGGCGGGCTGCCGCGCTCACCCGAGCGCACGGTGGCGCTGCGCAAGCTGCTCGAGTCCAAGGACGCCGCGGTTCGCTGCGCCGTGGCTAAGCGGAGCTGACTCCGAGCTCGTGGCCACGTTCCCTGTCTACTACCGACCTCGTCCGTACCAGGAGGAGGCCCACCAGATGTGGCGTACCAAGCGGTACGGCATCGTCATCTGGCCTCGGCAGACGGGCAAGGACGTGGCCGCGAGCATGGAGCAGTGCGAGCGGCGGCTCAAGGTGCCCAAGACCACGGGCGTCTACATCTCGCTGAACAACCCCACGATCCGCGACATCCTCTGGGACAAGACGTACATCGACCCAGAGTCCGGCGACTACGTGCGCGGCCTGAAGGACAACGTGCCCGCCGAACTCGTCGACTGGAAAGACACCGTCATGGAGGGACGGTTCACCAACCACAGCCGCATCAAGCTGCAGGGGTACTTCCAGTCCGGGCAGGACACCTCGGGTGTCGGCTCGTCCTTCCAGGACTACACCATCACCGAGCTGGCGCTGTTCTTCCGCGAGGACCCGGTGCCGCGGCTGATGCCCATCTTCGAGAACCGCGCGGAGGACAAGCGGCTGATGGCCGTGTCCACTCCGCGTGGCCGGAGGAAGAACCCGCTGTGGGCCCTGATGGAGTCGATGAAGGGGAACCCCGAGGCACAGGTCATCCACCGCACGATCGACGACCTCAACCTCATCATGCGTCGGAACGGGCTGCCACCCGTCCTTACCGTCGAGCAACTCGAACGAATCAGAGACACCTACCTCAAGCGGTTCGGCAACGACCGCATGTTCAACCAGGAGTTCCACTGCTCCTTCGAGGAGATGGACGCTGCCGCCGTCTACGGTGAGGCGTACATGCAGATGGTCAAGGAGAAGCGGGTCCAGATCTTCAACCTCGACGGGGGCCACCCGGTCTACGTCGTGTTCGACATCGGCTCCTCTGGCCAGCACTCCGACGCCACAGCCTGGATCGCCTTCCAGTACATCAACGGGATGCCGCGGGTCTACGACTGCGGCGAGGGCCACGGCAAGGCGCTGCCTCAGTACGTCGACGAGCTGCAGACGAAGCCGTACTTCAACAAGATCGCGCAGATCATCCTGCCCTGGGATGGCGAGCACCACGAGAAGGCGGTGAACACCACGCCGGCCGACATGATGCGGCAGCGGTTCCCCAACGTCTCCGTGCTGGCCAAGAGCAACAAGGTCTACAAGATTCCTGGATCTAGGCAGGGTGACTTCGACATCGTCACCGACATCCAGCAGACACGGCTGGCGCTCTACAACATGCTGATCCACGGGGCCTCCGACCCGGAGTCCCTCGAGCGGGGCAACTGCCAGTGGCTGCTCGAGTGCCTGGAGAACTACAAGTACGAGTTCAACTCCAAGCTCCAGGTCTGGACCGAGAAGCCCCGGCACGACAAGTTCTCGAACATGATGGACGCCCTGCGCTATATGGTGCAGGCGACGAAGGAGCTCGAGTTCTTCGGCGGAAAATTTTTTGAGCAGCCGGGACAGCAGAGCTCGATGGACTACGAGCAGGACTGGTCAGGGGTGTGGGCACGATGAAGAACGTGACGATCCGGCAGGCGCTGCAGCAGGTAGCCGACTACCCGGTGCCCCTGACTGACGAGGTCATCCAGATGCCGGTGTCGGAGATGATCGCGCGCACGCTGTTCGACATCGCCAACAAGGGTGATTCCAAC